TGAATAGCTTGGTCTATTTGTTTCATTTGTTCTTCATGTTGTTGCTTTATTTGACTAAATTTCTTAACGGCATCACTAATAGCAGCAACATTATCTCCAATAATAGCAGCAAGAGCAGAATCCAAATCACCATTCTGTGCAGCACTAAATGCCCATTGTTTTAATTGCTGAATCTTATCCATTTCCTTAGCGTTGTTTCTAACAGTAGTACTAAGGTCAGAACCAACAAACGAATTTACATCAAGACTAAGGTAATGTTTCTTACCTGTTGTTTTATCAATATAAGATGTTTCTAGACCTTCAATATAAGCACATTTAGCAAAGTCTAAATCTCTATTATAATCAGCGCATCTCATTTGGTCAAACATTTGGAATATTATAACAGAACCAGTACTTGATTGTGCAACAGCAGTTTGTGTAGTAGAAGCTCCAGCAGATTGAGCAATCTGTCCATAACGTTGAGCATTCATATCTACAAGCTCACGAGCTTCAAGTTTAATAGCTTCTTTTAGATTACTAAGTTCTGTAATATATTGACCCATATTTACATTAAGTAATCTAATGTTTTGCATCTTAACTCCTGCTGCATCTTCTTCATCATCAATAGGAAGTACACCATCGGCAGCCATTCTATATATAGCATCTTCTGTATTATTAGATACAAGAGACTTAGGCAAAAGCATAATAAGCATTTTATTCTTTGCTATTACCATTTCTTGATGATAAGAAATTATATTACGAAATACTTGGAAAGGAGTAATAGTTTCAATGATACTAAACTTACCAAAATAAGGAAGTACTTCCATAATACCATTATAAGGAAGTTTACCTTTACGTTCATAAAGTATAGGTCTAGCTTTAACAGGATAGATACCAGTAAATCTAGTTCCTATTCTATAACCTTCATAAACTTGAGGTTTATATTCCCATTCAATACTAATATCACCAGCTTCTTTATTCAACTCATAATCTTCTTCTACAACTCTTTGTTCCTGAAAACCAAGTTGATTTACAAAAGTAAGAATACCTTTACGAGCAAAACCTTTCCAAACTACATGCCAAACTTCATAAAGATTACCATTACGAGCACTAGGATGTTCATCTTTAGTTCTAAACATTCTACGTTCTTCGTCAGTAAACTTCTCGCAAACATTAGCATAATGTTCAAAGTATTGGTCATATCTTAAAGGAACAGTCTTTGTATTATAAGCTGCATCATTATAATATTTATCAAGAAATGCTCTATCATTATCATCGAGATAATCATCAAAAGCATCAAGAATTTGATTATAACTCATCTTCATCTTTCTAGCAAACATATCATAGTCTTCAATCATATATTCACTATTAGGAATAGGATAAGCTTCCATCAAAGGAACACATTCTTTAATAATCTTATCTCCTCTAAGTTCAGTATATGTATAACATTCACCAAAAGCACAATAATTAAAGAATGCAGTAAGATAAATATTGAGGTCATTAGTAATGTCTCTAATATAATTAAGAATATCTTGACCTTGCTTACTTTCTTTATCTATATACTCCTGATTAAAGTTATGCATAAATTCCTCTGGGTCAGGCATAACATCTTGAGGATTTATAGCTTCTACAGATTGACCTTGACCTTCAGCTTGTTGAACAGCAGCCTGATAACGTTTTTGAAACTCTTTTTGAAATGCTTGTTGAGCAGCTTCCATAACTTTTTGTTTAAGAGCAGCATTTCTATTAAATACTATATCAGGATTGTTAGCTCCTACAACAAAGTCATGAGGATTTTTAAAATACTCTCCTATATATCTACGTATAATATCAGACATAATATCATAATTACGTAGAGTAGCAGGAAAGTTCTTAAAACGTTCTTTACTAGCATTGTAAGGATTAAGAGTTTTTCTATAAAACTCTTGAGGTAATTCACCATGTAGAATACGAATCTTAGTTTCAGTATCACTACGGTCATTCATACTAATTCCTAAACCAATAATATAATCGATACTATTAGTGTACCAATAAGGTTTTGCTTTCTCTTCAGCACTAACCTTTTGTTTAGGAAATTGATAAGTTAAATTGTTATTAAACATACGTATATTTATTTAGTTAACTAATTATTAAACAAACCAATCTCTATCCCAAATATTATCATTATAATTTTCAATAGTAGCTTTCTTACGATGAGCAAGTTCTTTAGCAGCTTCTACATCATTAAGTTTCCATTGGAGTGCATGTATCAACATTTCAGATACTCTATCAAAATTACCTTTATCGTTCCATTTAAGAAGTTCAAGTATAGTTTGATAATCATAAATAGTCTGAAAGAAATAAAGAGGTGTACCATCGAGTTTTTTACCAACTTCACTATACAACATTTCTTTAAGTAATCGAAGTCCTTCAAGAACTTTAGTAGTACCTTGACCGCTACCACCACCCATATTTACACCATAAGATGCAGTAACTTTAGCTTTAATAGAAATATCCCAAAGTTCTACTGGGTCTTTCATTAAGTACTTTAAAGCTTTCCATTTAGCGAAATTACTAACAGTTTCACCACGGTTAACCTCAACACCAGTAGTACCAATACAATTATAATAAACAGCCATAAAGTAACATATTCTATCAGCTTCTTCAAGTTTCTCAGGACGACCATAATATGCACATACTACTTTACCTTTAAAGCCATTATATTGTGTAGGATTCTCCCAAACTTTAATACTATTATGAGAATGTTTATTAGTGATACCACTAGTTTCTTTATTTACACCTACAGGGTCATAACTTATAGAATATTGACCTTTTGGAATACCAAATTCATATTTACCATTTTCATTAACATGATTAACTTTAATAGGTTCAAACCATTTACGAACACAACCATGTGGATGTTCATGTTGTTTACGAGGTACACCTTGAATCCAATCAAAGAAATCTTTATTAAACTTACCTCCTTCTGCTTTAATACGAGCGTTAGTTTTAAATATTACTTTACCATCAGCATCTTCAAAGAACATACCATCATCAGATATATTAGTGTAAGCTGGGTCATTTTTAAGTACTTCTTCCCAATTCATTAAAGCTTCAGAACTAAATAAGTTTTCACTAGTAGAACTAAATGATTCACTAGGCATATTAGCATACTGACCTAGATAATTAATATAATCACTAAAAGTTTTACTATGAACTTTCTTATCAGTACGTTCTTTATAAGCAATTCTAAGACCCATTTCAATGTCAGAATTACCATCAGCATCCATAGCATATCTATCACCAATCTGACCTTGAAGACCCCAACAATAAGGTTTAAAATAACCACAAACTTCATTACGAGAATCTTTATCCCAAACATTCTCAAAAGCTATAAAATGAAAAGCAGATGGATTATAAAAGTTACGTTCAAACGTTTGCATATTACCACTAGTAGCAGTACCCCAAGCAAATAAGTTACCTGTAACATAACTACCAGTACGCATAGCAGGTTCAGTAACATTCATATATTCATCAAAGTTTTCCATAGTGGAAACCTCCTCAGTCTTAACACTAACAGCATCCTTACCAATAGCACAATCTGGATTGTTATTTGCAGAAGCACTAAACAAAGCACTATTCCAACTATTTGGACTAATATCACCATTAGGAAGTTTAAAACCTAGAGTAAAGTTTTCAGCAGCACGAGAAAGAATACCACGTTTAAAGAAAGTCTTATTCTCATAAAAATAAAGATTACGAATAGTAAAATCAGTAAGACCGCCACGCTTAGTAAGATACTTACTATCAGCAGCAACATGAATACAAACTTTATTAGGTTGAAGATTTATCTTATTAGCACTATGACTAGCCATAATATAAGAGAAACCACCACGACGAGTTTTATCAATAAGAAGATGAAAACCATTAAGTTCACAAAACTCTATAATAGCAAATGTCCAAAATTGAGCATCTATAAACTTAGGAAAGTCTTGTTTCTTCTTAGCAACAGAACCTCTATCAGTATGAATAATAGTCTTTTCATCAAGCTGTTCAATAATAGTATAATTCAGATAATTATACATATCTCCACTAATGTGAAGATTACGAACTTCACCATTACGCATAAAACATGGAGCATCAAATCCATGTTTACGTCTATGCTCTTCTCTTTTACGTAATTGACGATGAGGAATACTATCTTCTTTATATAAAGTATATTTCTCACCATTTATATGATATAGAGAAGCCATTTCAGTAAGAAGATTAGTATTAACAAACTTATCTCCTTTACGTATATCAAGAAGAAAGCCACCACTTTCTCCAATCATAAACAAATCATTAGGATCTTTATAACCTGCTTCTCTAGCATGTTTATATTGTCCATGATTATCGTTTATATATTGAAGAAAAGGGTAGCTTTCAATATACTTTTCTACAGTATGATTATCACTCATTTTATTAAACTTAAAATTAGTAATATAATAGCACCAGCAGCACTACAACAAGCAACATTACGTTGTTTTGTTATTTTCTTACATGACCTATCCAATAGTATATATCTTTGTCTAGCTTGTTCTGCAAGAACACTATCATTTCTAATAATTTGTCGAAGATTCTTATTAATATCCTTTTCATAACTTAATTCTATTAGTTTAGCATTAGCTTTACGAATATCACTAATCGCTATAGTTATACTATCTTGTTCTATCCTCCCCGTAGAAGATGTTAATGATTTACTTGATGAGTTTATAGAACAACTTAATAGTACTATCATTATCAAGAGTTTTAACTTCAATAACTTTTGCATTTTTAATACTATCTAAATTATCAACTTTAATTCTTAAACTATCATTATGTTTTTGTAGTTCAATAGTTTGTTCAATAATATTGTTATTTTTAGTATGATAATATTTTCCAATAATCATAAAGCAACAAATAACAAATGTAAGAACAAGAACTACTACAAAACCTTTACCACTTTTATTACTAAAACTATCCATTACTTAAATATTTACTAAAAGGTTTATAACTATGAAGGTTATTAATAATTTCTTTATCAATATCTTCTTGAATTTGAGAAGGACATATAAAACCGATATTCTCTTCAGGAATAACAGTTTTAAAACCTATTGGTGTAGGAAGAGTATCCATACCATTATCTTTAGAACAAATATCATTAATTGCTTTTTCTAAATCTTTTATAGTAAAACTACCTTGAACTACACCATCAACAAGAATACAAGCCATCACAAATCCTCCTCATTAATTAAAGTATAAGTAAATAGTTTACCATATCCTTGACTAATTTGTCTATGAGCAAGTTTCATAAGAGTATCAAAATCTTCTTTATTAGCAAGAACTTGACAACCGGCAGACCAATTATCAACTTGAGTAGAATGTCTTCCAGCTTTATGAATATTGATACCAAATGTACCTTCTTCTATAGTCTTTGGATTAAAATCATAAACAGCATTTTTATTATTATCTCTATAAACTTTTACTGGTTTATATTGAACAATAGCTTCATACTTACCTTTATGATAACCAAGTTTCCAAGCAGAACGATATTGACCAGGAACAAGTATAGCACAACCTTTATAACTTACAGGTTTAGTCATACTAGTAATACCGGGGTCAGTAGTAGCAGCAAATATATTTCTAGATTTGATACCATACATATCAATATATTCTACTACAATAACATCATCAAATTTATTAGTAACATTATTGCCAGTATTTCTAATACCAATAATGTTAAGATTATACTTACCTTTATTAAAATAGGCATATCCTTTATTGATGAGTATTTTGCTGAAATCAGCTTTACTTGCTTTATTAAATAACTTTTCATTCATATCTTATTATTTTAATACACCAAATACATAAAACGTTCCATCTTCTGGAACACCTTTACAAACATACTTAATATTACTAACTTCTTCAATATGAAGAACTATAGTATTAATTCGTCTTCGTCTTGTCATACTTCATTTATTTCTTTACAAGGAATAAGAGTAATAATTACTCCATTTTCAAAATGATAATCATCCATAACAACACCATTAGGTGTAACATGTCTAGTTTTATATTCTACCATTGTATTTCAGTTTGTGGATTTAACAAGCCTTGTTTATTAAGTTTAATTCTTCTATCTTGAAACATAGCATCTATTTCATTACGAATATAATTAATCTTAAACCAAGTAACAATTTCCTTACCTTCTTTATCAATCTTATACATACCATGAACATCACGATAAGGCATACCATATTTATTCTTTTCAAAAGGAGTTTGAATATGACAAAGACCTAGACCAACACAAGGAATACCTAGTATCATTTCAGTCATTCTAGCATAAGTAGATAATTGCATAGTATAATGATTACCATTACAATTTTCTAGATGAGCAAAAGGAGGTAACATAAACTCATGAGTATTACACCATTCACTAGTAAGTTGAACAGGTTTAGTAGTTTTATCTTTACGATAAAAACCACTAGTAAAATGAAGACCATCTTTATTAGTTTTCCAATCAAGAATAACAAATCTATCATGTCTCACACAAAGAACATCTATAGTACCACTAAGAAGTAACTCTGGAACAAATACTCCAATTTCAGAATAAATAGTATATCCTTTATTTACATAATATTGAAATACTTGATATATTTCAGGATACTTATTATTAGTAGCTTCTTTAAATTGTTCTATATCTAGAGGATGTGCTGTAAGATTAGGAATATCAGCTACAGTTATACATCTACCACTTTTAACTTGATTAAGATATTGAATAGCATCTTTAAACATACTACTTCCTTTAATACCATCTTCAAGTCCATTATGTGTAGCTGTACCACGTTCACAAGCTTCTTTAGTTATTCTTTCCCATTCAGCTTCAAGTTTACGTTCACTAATACCACGTTCTTTAGCTTTCTTTCTAAGCCAATATTTTTTATCGAACTTAGGACAGTAATTCTCTATATTAGTAGTTACACTAAGATATTCATTACCTAAAGAATCGGTATATTTATGTGGGCCTTCATCAAAATAAAGAAAGTTATTTTCATAAATACTATTCATAACTTAAACAATATAATGTTAAACATAATCAGTAGCATTCATACTACTAGTAATAGCACCACCACCTCTAGCTTTTTCAGACTCTTTTTCATACATAAGATTTTCCTTAGCTTCATTTAAAGATTTTAAAGTCTTAGGAATCTCAGATGCTTTAGCAGTAACTTTATCTACTAAATCTAAAAGAGTACTTACATTCTCTATAGTTAAATTAACTCTATCTCTAAGCTTTTCGTTAAGCAAAGCATTAATAGAATCAACTGCAATATTTACATTATGTAGAGTTTTAAGAAGATTCTCAACAACTCTACCAGCTTCTCCTATATTTTGAGCATAATATCTTTTGATTATCTTCAAAACAAGAGCACTAGGTATATAGTTAGCTGGAAGACCAGCTTGTTCTATAGCCATTTTAAGAGCTTCAGCATCACTTAAACCACTTTGTTTTGCAGGAGATTTAGGGTCTCCAAGATAATAAATAACTATACAGTCTTTTACATAACCAGACTTATCTTTAGACTTATCTCTAGTATAAAGCTCTCTAACGTCTTTATCTATTAATTGACGAATAGTTGGAGCTTCAGGCATACCATTTTCATCAATAAGTAAAAGACTATCTATTATTAATCTATCTCGTTGCATGGTTCAGAATAATTTAAACAACCTAAACAATAAAATCTAATATTAGCATAATATTTACCACGACGTTCAACACATTTCCAATAAGTTTTACCATTCTTATTAGCCATACGTGCAACTTGATAATTATATACTTTTGCTTCGTTGTCTCTAATAACAGCTTCTCTCATCATTGCGGCTCTGAAATTTTCAAAATTTTCAGGAGTCATGGTTTCTTTAGCTGCATCTAGAGTTTCTTTATTTTCAGCATAAGCTTTTGAACCAGCTTTTCTTTTAATCTTACCAAGATAAGGAATAGCAGTAACTTCATCAGTTTCTAAATGACGTTGAGCATCTTTTTCAAGTTGAACTAGAATCATCATGGCAACATCCTTATCTATAATATTATCATCTATAGTTTTAAGTATAGATGCTTTATTTTCAATAAGAACTTGTTTACCAGTAGAACTAGGAAATTTACCTTCTTCTAAACCTTCATCATTTATTTTATATTTCATATTAGTAATATTATTAACACTATAATATGAAGCTTTGGGAGCATAAGCTCCCTTAGCTTTTTAAGCCTCCCCGTAGAAGATGTTCAATGTAGAATTATTTACCCATATCAGTTTCTCCAGCATCAGGAGCAATATAATATTGACTAACAGGAACATACTTTCCTACAAAACCATGAATATTACAAACTGGAACAATCTTAAAATCTACGAAATAAGTAGGAACTCCAATACCCATAAGTTTCTTATTTAAATCAGTATTAGTTTGAAGAAGATTAAGTAAGAAACCAGGAGTAAGAGGATTAGCAGGAGAATTAATATGATGTCCCATAGCAATATCACTAGGAGAAATAACTATAGTTTCACCAAGTTTAATGCCTTTAATAAACTCATTATTAGTATTACTCTTAATCATAACAGCAACACCACTCACACTTGCATTCTTATTCTGCTTACTAACACTTACAATAGTAATAGGACGCTCTTTAAATACAACAGCAATAAGAGCATAATCATTAGCAACATTAACATGCTTAACGTAATCAGCAATTACATTCATGTTAACTTCACTCATACTAGTAGGCATACGAAAGGTCTGATTAAGACCAAGATAATTAACTTTTAAATCAACCATAACTTTATATTTTAAATTAATACTTTGAATAGTGTCCGTACTATTAAGTTATTTCAGCCTACAGAACTTAACTTAGTAAATAGTAATACTGTAGGTGCTAGAAATACTGCTGCAAATATAGATAATAATAATAAAAGTAATAATAGTATTAGTAATAAATTATAATTAGTTAAACGGAATTAACTAAATTTGATAATTATCAGCACGATTAGTAAATAAAGTAATAGTAAAATCAATGTGATGATTAATTAAAAGTAATGATGATAATAATGATAAAAATGAAACAAGTAATAGTAATAAAGAAAACTATGAAACAAGTAATGGTAATAAAGATAAAGTAAAAGTATAAAGTATAAAGTAATAAAGTATAA